TTGTGTCCCATAATGGGGTAGGCAGTAGGCTTAGCATTCATATATCACTCATTAACTTAAAAATGGTTGCAGAAGTGACCGAACCTCGCATGGTTGCGTAGCTAATTATATCCTAGGTAAGTTATAAGCTAGAGGGTTTGATTCCCTCAGAGGTTTTAAATGACTACAAAAAAATAAAAAAAGGAAAACTTTCAAATTGATTACTAATTAACACGCAAGTCTGTAGTCTGCTTGCACTGAGTCACTCTTTGAGTGGCTTTTTATTTTGTCTGAAAGGAGGTAGTCCGGTGAGTGGATAAATTAACCCCAAAACAAGAACTATTTGTCCAAGGGATAATCTCCGGGCTATCTCAAAGACAAGCGTATAGACAGGCGTTTCCAAACTCTAAAAAATGGAAAGATAGCACGGTTGATAGCAATGCTTCAAGATTGCTTCAAAATAGCAAGGTTTTAGCAAGGTATCGTGAGTTACTCAAACAGTTCTCGAACATGTCCTTATGGTCCAGAGAACAGGCTTTTAACGAGTATGAATGGCTTAAAAATAAGGCTAGAGCAAGTATCGAGAATGAAGGTATTAGACAAGCTAATTCAAACGCCTTTCTTTCGGCTTTGGACGGTATGAACAACATGGCTTTTCATGATTTGGAGCTTGCTGATGAAAAATTAAGACTTGAAATTGACAATCTCAAAGCTCAACTAGGCTCTGGTGATGAAGATGACACAGTGATTACTGGATTTACATTTGATAGGAGTGAGTATAATGGCAATACTGAACCTAGCGAAACTGATTAACCCAGTTTTTGATGAAGTTCTCTATACGCTCAAGAGTCATATAGTGCTCAAGGGTGGCCGTGCCTCAACCAAGTCCTCTGTGGTATCCATTGACCTTGTAAATGACTTTATCAACGACCCCATGGGGAATGTGGTAGTGCTGCGCAAAGTAGGTAAATACCTGAGAATGTCAGTGTATGAGCAGATAAGATGGGCCATATACGAGATGGGGTTAGCTAATCAGTTCAAGTTCGGGAAATCTCCCTTACAGATAACTCATATCAAGACAGGTACAGCCTTTTATTTCTACGGTGTAGATGACCCCATGAAACTCAAATCCCAGAAGATAGCCAAAGGCTATGTAATGTCTGTTTGGTTTGAGGAACTTGCTGAATTTGCAGGCCGTGAGGACATTGATATAGTTGAGGACACTTTCATCCGTCAAGAGCTACCGAATGGCAAAGAGGTCAAAGTCTATTTCACATACAACCCTCCAAGAAATCCCTATGACTGGATAAATGAGTGGGTTGCTGAGAAAGCTAGTGACCCAACTTACATGATACATCACAGCACCTACCTTGATGACAAGTTAGGTTTTTTGTCTAAACAGATGAAAGACAAGATAGAGCGATATAAGGAGACGAACCCTGACTACTACCGTTGGATGTATTTGGGTGAGGTTATCGGCTTAGGTAATCATGTTTATAACATGAGCTATTTTAAACCACTAGAAAGCCTTCCTGACAACGATAAAGTGATAGGTATATCATTTGCCCTAGATACAGGACACCAACAATCAGCAACAGCCTGTGGAGCTTACGGACTCACTGCCAAGGGTAATGTTATCTTGCTTGATACGTTCTACTACTCACCAGCTGGAAAAACCATCAAAAAGGCACCTAGTGAGCTCTCGGTTATGATCCATGACTTTATAGACAAGGTCATGAAGACCTACAGAGTCCCTAAGCTCAAGATGACTATTGATAGTGCTGAGGGGGCTTTGCGTAACCAGTATTTCAAAGACTATGGCGAGCGCTGGCACCCAGTCGCTAAAAAGAAAAATCAGACCATGATAGATATGGTTATCAGTCTACTAGCCGAGGGGCGTTTCTACTACCTTGATATTGAGAATAACAAGGTCTTTGTAGAGGAGCATAAGATGTACCGCTATGATGACAAGTCGCTCAATACTGATGATCCAAAAGTCATCAAGGAAGATGATCACACGGTGGACGAGTTCAAGTATTTTGTCCTAGACAACGCTAGAGAGCTAAGACTAAAAGCCTAAAGGAGCTAACAATGGGAATAGTACAGACTATCAAGAATTTTTTCACAAGGAGCAAGTATGTGATGACAACACAGAACTTAACGAATATCACTGATCACCCTAAAATAGCAGTGTCATCCACAGAATATGACCGCATTAGGGAAAATCTCAAGTATTATGCAGGACATTATCCACAGATTGAGTACATTGACAGTAACGGGACGCCTCAAAAGCGAACTTTCAACCATCTGCCTATTGGGCGTACAGCGGCTAAGAAGATTGCAAGTCTAGTGTTTAATGAGCAGGCTGAAATCAAGCTAGACGACAAGGACGCTAATAAATTCATCCAGAAACAGCTACAAGATGATAGATTTGTTAAGAATTTTGAGCGTTACCTGGAGAGTGGTTTGGCTCTCGGTGGCTTGGCTATGAGGCCATACGTTGATAGAGACAAGGTAAGAGTTTCTTTCATTCAAGCGCCTGTCTTTTTGCCTCTGCAATCAAATACGCAGGACGTCTCTAGCGCTGCTATCATCACTAAGACAACCAAGTCAGAGGGTAACAAGCAGAAGTTTTACACGCTGATTGAACTCCACGAATGGGGCAAGGATGACAAGTACACAGTCACTAACGAGCTCTACAAGTCTGATAATCAGAACGTGGTAGGCTCTAGGGTTCCTCTATCAGACCTCTATGAGGAACTTGAGGAAGTGGTAGATCTGAATGGCTTGAGTCGTCCGCTCTTTACTTACTTGAAGACTCCAGGCATGAACAACAAAGATATTAACTCAGCCCTTGGGCTGTCTATCTTTGATAACGCTAAGACCACCATGGACTTTCTTAACACCACCTATGATGAGTTTATGTGGGAGATTAAGATGGGTCAGCGCAGAGTGGCTGTACCTAGTCAGATGATTAAAGTTGAGTACAATCAGGAGGGCGAGAATGTCACAGTCAAGCGTGAGTTTGAGGCTGGGCGTAATGTCTATGAACAGATTGACTCAGGAGATATGGACAAGGGGGTAGGTATTACCGACCTTACAACGCCTATCCGATCGGATGACTATATCAAGGCTATCAATAAGATCCTGGCGATTTTTGAGATGCAGATAGGAGTATCTTCTGGAACCTTTACATTTGACGGTAAGAGCTTGAAAACGGCTACTGAGGTTGTCAGCGAGAACTCAGACACTTACCAGATGAGAAACAGTATTGTGAGTTTAGTAGAGCAGTCACTGAAAGAGCTCATTATCTCAATGCTAGAGCTAGGCAAGGCTTACGGTCTCTATAAGGGAAACATCCCTGACATGGAGAAAATCAGCATTAACCTTGATGATGGAGTTTTTACAGACCGAAATGCTGAGCTGGACTACTGGGTTAAGGTTGTAAATGCTGGCTTTGCTACGGATGTGATGGCTATTGAAAAGGTGCTCAATGTTACGCCTGAAAAAGCTAAACAAATCAAAGCTGAAATCAGTGGCAATGCTATTGATGATGCAAGTGGAGAGCGTAGCTCTGATGATGTAGCAATTTATGGGGAGTGATTAAATGTCAAAGAAAAGACCACCGATACAGTTCAATGACGAGCAACTGCTGCTTCAAGCGAGCAATGTCGCAGACATCTATCATCAGTTAGCCTTGGATTTGTTTGACAACGTGGTCGAACGTGTGACCGAACGTGGCACGGTTTATCTTGACAAACAACCGTACATCTGGCAACTCGAGAAGATGCAACAGATGCACATGCTGAATGAGGAGAACCTAAAACTAATCTCTGAGCGTTCAGGCGTAGCTGAAGAACAACTGCGGCACATTGTCGAAAATGAAGGCTTAAAACTCTACACAGACACGAAGCAACAACTCATGGAAGATTTAGGCCGTGGATCTGCAGGAAGCAGCAATCACATTCAAGAAATTCTTGCTGATTATGCCAGCCAAGCTATAGGAGACCTTAATAACCTTATTAACACAACGCTACCAAAAGCCGTTATTGGGGCTTATCAAGGTATTGTGGAGCAATCTGTCGCTAGAGTTGTAACTGGCCTGTCTACGGCAGATAAGGCCATCTCTGACACGGTCATGAAGTGGCAAGAGAGAGGGTTCCAAGGCTTCCAAGATAGCGCTGGGCGTAACTGGAAGATAGACAATTATGCTCGAACTGTCATCAAGACGACAACCTATCGAACTTTTCGAGAGATGCGAACGAGACCTGCTGAAGAGTTGGGTATTGACACCTTTTACTTCTCAAAAAAGGCATCAGCACGTAAGTCGTGTGCGCCTTTACAACATCATATTGTCACAACCGGTCACGCTAGAACGGAACACGGAGAGCATATTCTCGCATTATCTGATTATGGATATGGCCGTCCAGAGGGGTGTTTGGGTATTAACTGCGGTCACATGTTGACACCGTTCATTCCTGGAGCCAATTATAAGCCTGATTTAGGCGAGGACGTCGACTCGGTTAGTCCAGAACAAGCGATAGAAAATGCCAACGCAGAAGCTAAGCAGAGGGCTCTAGAACGGTCTATCAGACAGTCCAAGGAGTTTCTCCACGTTGCAGAAAAGCTAGGAGACAGCGAGCTGGTAGACAAGTATAAGAGCAAGGTTAGGATCCAACAGGGAGCCATGAGAGACTATCTCAGACAGCACCCTTTCCTACATCGTGATTATGCTAGGGAGAAGTACTATGATGATCCGTTTTCTCAAGCACAAAAAGAAATAAAACTCAGGAAGAAGATGTCCGAATATCACTACATCAAAGAGGATGAAATACCTGGATTTAAGAAAGTCGGTGGGAAGATTACAAAGACTGAGCGTGGCATTATCTATGCTCCCGATTTTGACAGTATGGGATATATAGCAACAAATAGTAGTTTTGCCATCAACAAAGCTCTCAGAAGCAATGGCGCCATACCGCTTAGCAAAGAACAGAGCAATGTAGTTTCAACTCTTGATGGTGTTATTGAAAGAAATAGAGCTTTAAAAAATATAAAAGTTAGCCGTTTTGATGACAGTGGGTACTTGAAATCAATCATTATTAGCAATGCTGACTTGTTGAAAAAATATGATAGTGTATCTGATATGCTGAACTCTGGAGAGGCTATTTTCAGTAACGCTGCTTACACATCAACTAGTTATATTCCAAAATATAACTTTTTCAAAACTAGAAAAGTCAAAACAATCATCAACATTCCAAAGGATAGTAAAATATACTTTACAGATAATGACGCTGAGTCTGAAATCATC